CAGCCTGCTCAAAGCCCAGCGTCTTGGCGTCGGTGTACATGCGAACAAAGCCGCCACGGCTGGTGGCCCGTGGCCTGCCCTTGCCAACCGGGTTGCCGTACACCACAAAGTAGACGGTCGCGCTCATAAGAGCCCAGCCTTGCGCATGTCGGTGACGAACTCTTCGATCTCTGGGCACGGCAGATCGCGCCAGCATGCGCCGTCGCCGGTCATGTAGAGCGCCTCGGTCAGCACATCCTCGGGGATCGGCTGGCCATCCTTGGCCATGTCCAGCAGCCTGGTCGCTTCGTTGTGTGTCATCGGAACAGTCCCGCAAATGGGCTTGACAAGACGCGCCAGACTTCGCCACGCTTGATGCGGCTGATCCAGCTTTTGCTCACGCCGTAGCGCTGCGCCAGCACAGGACCAGACTCAGGACTCAGACGAATTTCTTGAGCCTTGTTCTCATCAAGAACAGCTTTGCCACTTTCAATTCTGTAGTTGCGCAGTTTGTTGGCCGTAACCGTGCTGACAACCCGCTTCTTGGCCATGGCACGCATGTGCGCATCTTGTCCGCGCCAAATGGCATGGTCCGGATTAACGCACAGAGGGTTGCCACATGTGTGGCTGAAGTGCCCGACTGGCTGGGCCTTACCAGTCACCAGCTCACGCAGCAACCTGCGCACACTGATCATCTTGCGTTTGCCATCAACGCGAGTAAACACTTGCGGCGTGTTGTTGGCACTGTAGCCCTGCCACACCCAGCAATCGCCTTCTTCGATAGTTCTGGCCATCAGGCTTTCAATGGTGTGCTCTTTGACTTGCTTGCTCATTGCTTGGCCCCCATCAAGAACTTCTGCAAACGAGGACTCAGGTCGCCATACTTTGGCTGCAACTGGTCGCGCACGCACTGGTCAATGATTGAGCTGACGCTACGGCGCTGATCTTCAGCAGCTTTGTTCAGCAGCTCACGGCTGTCCTTGTGTAACCGCACAAGAAACGGGATTCGTTTATTTTCCATGAGGCGTATTCTATCGCTTCGATATTGCTGTGCGCGTGTAAGGCTGTGTTATTTGTACCCTAATAGGGTTTGCACCTATGTTTTAGGTGTTGACACCGATATCACATAGGTCCAAAATACATCACATGTTTAACGGGCAGATGACGCCCAAGGAGTTCGACATGGACCACACCCACAACTTGAGCACCCTTCAGTGGAACCTGGAATGCGCCAGGGAACGTGCTCACAACAACCCCACCGAATTTAATTGGATTTGTGTCGCTGATCTGACGCAAGCCATGGCCGACTATCGCCGCTACATCACTGGCGAAATCGAGCTACACCAAATGTGCTGGACAGCCATTGAGCTGGCCATGGACATGCCCAAGCAGGGAACTTATGAAACTTGACTTTAACCAAGGAGAAACTATGCAAAACAAACCGATTGAACCTACGCAACCGCTGGTAAATGGCAGACCATACACGCCGGCGGCAAGCACTGATGTAACAAAAACATGGAGTCGTTTCGGCTGGGTGCCGCCCAATCGCCGCAAGCAGGCAGACGCCATGATTCGTCTTAACCCATTGCCTGTACCAGAGGGGCTTGCGTCATGAATCAATGCCAAAAAATTCTTGAGATGCTGAGCAAAGGGCCAGTCACAGCGCTTGATGCGCTTAATCAAGCAAACTGCTTCAGGCTAGCAGCACGCATCGGTGAGTTGCGCCAGCAAGGGCACAACATCATCACCGAGAAAATCGAAGTCAATAACAAGCACATCGCACAATACATTTTGAAAGGCAAACCATGGCAGGCAAACTAACCAGCGACACAGAGATGAGCGCCAGCAGACTCCCAGGTCTGATGGGCTTCAGCAAATACAGCACACCCAACGATGAGTTGCAGTTCAGCATCAATGCCATTGACGGCAAAGAGCGCCCCGACATTGGCAACGAGGCCATGGGCTGGGGCAACACCCTTGAGCCGGTGATCCTGACCGAGGCAGCCAAGCGCTTGGGCATCACCGAGTTTGATGTCAACATCAACAAGGCATACACGCACGACAGCTTCGCCCTGTCTTGCTCGCTTGATGGTGTTGGGTTTGGTCTTGGCCAAGAGGTCTTTACTGACGCAGACAAGGGTATTTTTGTGGTTGGTCAGGACTCCATTGTGCTGAGTGGTCCCGGCGTTCTGGAGGCCAAGCTCACCAAGGCGATGCCCGAGGATGTCCCGCACCTGGCGCGTGGGCCTATCCAGCTGCAGGGCCAGATGCTGGTCACTGGCCACCGATGGGGCGCGGTCTGCGTGCTGTATCAGGGCATTGAGCTGCGCGTGTTCTTGTTCGCCCCGCACCACGAAACCCAGAAAGAAATCGTCAAGGCGGTGGTGGCGTTTGAACACAAGCTGCGCACATACCGCGAGACAGGGGCCATTGACTGGTACCCACCGCAGAGCAGCCGCGAGCTGGATCGCATCTACCCGCAGGCAGCCAGCAAAGAAGAGGTCGAGCTGCCATCTCAGGCTGAGCAGTGGGCTGGCGTGATCTTGCAGGCCAAGGCCGACATCCGAGAGGCCGAGGATGCCATTGCCAAAGCCGAGGTCGAGCTGAAAAAAATGTTGGGCGATGCCGAGCGTGGCCGAGCTGGCAGCGCTGTGATCAGCTGGCCAATGCGCAATTACAAAGCAGCAGCCGAGCGCCTTGTCCCGGCCAAGCCAGCCTACAGCGTGCGCCAGTCCAGCCTGACCGTGAAAGAGCTGTCGTGAACCTGCCAGAACGCCCAGCCATCAGGCAAGCATACGAGACAGCGGTTGTTGCGCTGCTCAATGCCAGCCCCACCACCACCGAAGAGCAAGCCGAGGCGTTTGTTGACGCCATGGCCCAGCTCATTTTCACCACCATGTACACCTACATTCAAGAGGAAGAAGACAATGTCAGCCCTTACCGTAACTAATCGCCAAGGCTTTGCCCCGGCCACCATCACCGAAGCCATCCAGTTCAGCGAGATGCTGGCCAGCAGCCAGATGGTGCCCAAGGCATACCAAAACAAGCCCCAAGACATCATGGTCTGCGTTCAATGGGGATATGAGATCGGCCTCGCGCCCATGCAAGCTCTGCAAAACATCGCTGTGATCAACGGCAAGCCGTCAGTGTACGGCGACGCAGCCATGGCGCTGGTGCAGGCCAGCCCAGTGTGCGAGGACATCGAAGAGTATTTCGAGAACGAGGGCACACCAAACCCCATCGCGGTGTGCGTGGCCAAGCGCAAGGGACGCAAGCCAGTGGTGGCCAAGTTCTCTGTCGAGGACGCCAAGCGCGCTGGCTTGTGGGGCAAGCAAGGCCCGTGGACGGCATACCCCAAGCGCATGATGCAAATGCGCTCGCGTGGCTTTGCCCTGCGTGATGCGTTCCCAGATGTCCTCAAGGGTCTGATCACAGCCGAGGAGGCACAGGACTACCCTGACGAGGCCAAGCCCAAGCAGGCCAAGGACATCACCCCGCGCAACCCGCTGGACATGGTGGCCAAGCCTGCCATTGAGCAGACCAGCAACCCCGCAGAAATTGAGACCATGATGGCCGACACCGTCGAGGCGGTGGTGATGCCTGGCACCGAGGTGGTTGAGATCGAAGAGGTCGCGCCGCTACCGGAGCCCGAGCCTATAGCCGAAGAGCCATGGCAGCCAGAGCCGATGGCTGTGGGCGACGGGTTCGCTGTGTTCGTGCCCGGCAAGGAAACGCCAAACAGCGTGCATGCCACCCTTGAAGAGTGGCAGGACGCATACGAGGACGTGGCCGACAAGATCTCACGGGCAGGCAAGCGCCCACCGCGCGAGCGCATGACCATCTTGCGTGAGTTCAAGGAGGCCAATGCCGACACGCTCAACCGGGTTGACACCGTCAAGCGTGTGCGCCACACCGCAGCCTACAGCCAGCGGCTCAAGGCTCTTGGCGCTGCTCAGTAAGAAACAGCTCCCGCTCGGCCTTGCGTCTTTTGACCAGGCCGGGCAGCTCCTTGCCGCCGCCCTTTGTCCAAGCCATAAAGGCATCAGCAGCACCCTCCCAATCACCACGGTTGGCTTTCATGCGGATGGTCGAGCGCTGCAGGTTGCCCAGCCCGAAGTTGAAACTTATAGAGACCAGAGCGTCAAAAGCGCCTTGCCTGCCAGCAACGCCGGGAACAAGTCGTAGAACACCACGTTCAAAAGACGCGACGTCATCAGCGAATAGTTTTTCGATTTCTTCTTTGCTCCAGACACGGCTGTCCTCCGGTTTAAGCGGCATCTCTTTGCGGATCATGGGGATTTGTTTACCCTCAACCCGCACCATCGGCAGTTTGATCTGCTCTTGGTACAGCACATGGCCATACCCGATCGTCCAGATGTGCGCGGGGCAAAGGTACGGCTTGTTTCTGCACCCCTCAAAGCGGTGCATCAAATCTGCGCCAGCTTTGGAGAGTTTCATTTCTTAGACCAGTTGCGTGAACCGAACCAGAAACCGATGATGCCGCCCAGCATAGACATTTCGTCGGGGCTAAAAATAATGTCGCTGAACCGCACCAAGTCGTCGAGGCTGTTAATCAGCTTCTCGTTGTACCAAACATACCAAGCCAGCCATGCGTTAATCAGGGTGAGCTCAATCACAAAAATGTAGGTGATGGTTGGGCGCACGGTGCCGATGTAGTTGGCCACCCATGTGGATGCCTTGGCAAGGACAGCCTTGTCGTGCTCTTGGGCACCCTTGGTCATCTCAGCCTCTGCCTC